AGTAAATGCTTTTGCTTTTGGATTATCCTGAATTGCTTTTTGTAATTGAAGATACCAATCATAAACAGTGAACATCGCATCATGATCTATGATAGCTAACCAATCGTTATCTGAATGTTGATTTAAACAATCATTATAAGCTGTTCCCATACAACGTCTTCCAACATCATTATCATCCCAAGCTATATGTGTCCATATTCTTGGCTTATCTTTTTTAATCCCCCAAAAATATAAATCTTTATGATTTTTTTCATAAAAGAATTGAAAATCTACAAATATTTTTTCTATATCTAAAACTTCTCTTACATCTTGTTCAGTTAAATTTTTATAGTAGTCTGACCATTCTCCTTCTAGTAAAGGAGCATCTTGTGGTGAGGTTCTTCTGGTTCCATGTTCTGCTCTACCGGTAGAGGCACAAGTAAAAATAAACATACCTCCTGGTTTACATAGGTTTACACAATTCTTTAAAGTTTCTTTGTAATACATATCATGTTCAAAACATTCTGTACTAACAACAATGTCAAATTTTTCATTCGATACAAATTCATGACCTTTACAAACAAAATCTACGTTAGGTCCTTCACCAACATCTATTCCAATATATTTTGGTTTTTCAAATAAGAATCTTGTATTTCCATTTATATCTAAAGAACCAATGTCTAATACACTACATTTTTTAAAACGATCTGGAAATTTTTCTTTTATAGATTCTAAAAAATTTACTTGAGCTTGATGAGCCATGAAAGGCTTTTACAACTAATTATAAGGTTTGTAAATAGATTTAATTATCCCTTGTGTCTGTAGTTTTTTAAGATCACCTTTAGATAATTTTGAATATTTTTGTTCAATTTTTTTATTTAATTCTTTTCTTTCATTATCATTAATTTTTTTGTTGATAATTTTTTTAATCCAATTCCACATTAGCTTTTACTTCCTCCAATATATCCACCAATAACACCAATCAATCCGGTAACTGACATTTTCATAAGAACTATTATACTATCATCTACCGGTCTATTTTCTTCAACAGCTACCCAATAGTCTCCAATAATAATAACTCCTAATAAAATTAAAACACCTGCTGTGATTAATAATATTACAATATCTTTAAAATTTTTAATCATTATTCTAATATTAATAAGCCATTATCTAATACAACTTTTTCATTTGTTTCTATCCAAACTTTAGCCCCGCAAGATAATGGGTTATTTGGTTTATACAATAATTTAGACTTACCTAAAATTTCAACTTCTTTTGCGTAGTTATTAGACTTAGATGTCTTAACCGTTATTACTGGTTCTTCTATATTATTTTTTTTATTAGATCGTATTTTATGTTGATTAATATGTATTCTTTTTATCATATTTAAAAATGTGAGTTTATATAATTATAGTTATCATTTATTAGAGGTTTGTCAATAAAACCTCCTGTTGCTTTTTTAATTTTTGGTAAGCTTTCTTTTTCAAACAATTTTTGTTTACCTCTTACAGTATAAATGTCTTGAGGATTAATTTTTATACTTCCTGAATCCGATGTAATTCTTTTTGGTACAAAACCAATGTGATCTTGTGTCCAAGATTCATTATATAAATAACTTTTTGGGGTTGCTGTAAATACTTTGTTTTCCATGTCTGTAATAGGATCTTTACCTGTTCCTTGAACAACTACTGGTATTTTATCATAACCTAAATTTTTAAATGCAATTGCTCTATGTATACCTTCTTGGCCATTAATTGAAAAATTTTCTCCATCTTTTTTAACATATAGATAGGGATAATTAGCTAGTTCTTTTCCTTCTTTAAGTAAATTTTCAATATTATCTGAGTTTAATTTTGAAAGTTTACTTTGTTTCTCAGGTCTAAATCTTTTGGTTAGATCTAAATATTCTTGAGGAGACATATAAATTAATTGTGACTCAGCAAAATCTTCAAAACTATTTGCAGCGGCACCAAAGTGTTTATCAGCATCAACAAGTTTTGGTAAATTTTCATTTCTTAATTTTGGTCTTTCTTCATTAGCCTTTATATTCTTTTTATCATAAAATTCATTTGTTTCTTTTAAATATTCTATAGCTCTCTTTTTATCTGGATCTTTTTCTTTAGATAATTTTTTATCAAGTTCTCTTGTTGCAAGATCTGTTAAAATTTCTTCACCAACATTTGGTTCTTTTGGTGGTTCTTTTTGCGGTGGCTTTTCTTCTTCAATTGGACTCGGAGGATTGTTGTCTCCTATTCCTCTTTTCTTAAACATGGATGCAATACCTTGCGCAGGCATTATCATTGATATAATTTTCTGAGATTGTTCAGGGTTTTCTTTAATATATTTATTAACTACATCAGTAGTTTTGGCTGCACCTAATACACCAACTGAAAGTCCTAGTGCTTCTGCAAATGGAATAATTAGTGGAACAGCTAATGCCATTATTTTCTCTTAATTAAATCTGTTGCTTTAAGTCCATACACACTCGCTATGACACCTACAAAAATTGTTTGATACCAAAATGGAAGTTGTGAAAAATATTCAAAGAACAATTTCATTTTCTCCATCGCACTTGGGTCATCCGAAAATACTGCCCAACTTAACATTACGATAGGCGCCGACAGTAAAAGCAAAATAAATTCGTCCTTCCAATCTGAATTTCTAGATTCTAATAATTTACCTTGATACTCTGCTTGACCATCTGCCATTTTCTGAGCATGGTTCATCTGTGCATCTGCCATAAGCATTTTAGTTTTTTGTTTATTTTTGTATATATGACTACCCGCTTGAACAGCTAATTTAATTGCTGAGAACCACATTACTTTTTATACCCACCTTTTTTCATTTTAACTGGAGGTACATTTGGATTAGGTCCTTTCTTAGGCGGTGGTCCATATCTTACTCCTCCAGATAAACCTCCAACTTTATAAGCTACAAAATTAAAAAAGTTTTCTTTTGGTTTAATTAAATCCATATCAACAGGTTTTGTTGTTTCGATTGGGAATATAGGTTTATTATTTCCACCTCCACCTCCACCTCCACCTGTAGAAACAGGTGCTTTATTTTTACCAAAGCCAGCATCTTTTAAATAATCTTTACCGATAGGGGAGTTAGGTTGTAGAGCTTTATTTTCAGTTCTATAAAAATCTCTAGCTAAACCTTCTTTAGTTGCAAATTTTTGTCTTGATTTATAATTTTGTTTAGCAGCTAAATTACCTATAGTTAGAACAGGACCCAGTCCTACAAGAGAAGCTGCAATTTGAGATTTATAACCAAAAGGTTTATTGAAAGGCACGTCTCTATTAGCACCTTTAAAAATATTTTTTGATCCCTTGTATGTTTTAGTGCTTGCAGATTTAGTAGTTTTGTTTCCACTACCCCCTGTGTTTGTACTTCCACCAGCTCCTGGTGCACTTCCTGAAACACTACCTTTACTATCTCTTCCTCCACCTTGGTAGCCTCTATCGGATGCACCCATAGTGCCTCCACCACCAAATTTTCTAATCTTTCTTTTCATTATTTTTGTTTCCTCATTCTGGCTATTTCAAGTTTCTCTTCAGCAATTCTAATTCTTTCTGCTGCTTGATCTTCATTGTTTTCTAGTTTCATCTTTTCAATATCTAGTTTTTCATCAATTTCATTTTCTCTAATCTCATTACCCATCATATCTTGTTCAGATTTTCTCTGTAAGTCCATAGCTTTAAGATCTAGTTCTCTTTCTTTCAATGCAACTAGTGGATCTTTTTGTTGACCCATCGCTTCACCTTGAGCAAGTTGTGTAGTTATCTCTGCAACTCTTTTTGCGATCATTGATGCAACTCTAATCTCTGCTGCTTCTGGATCTTGTTGTAACATTTGTTGCATTTGAGGATCTTCTTGTATCATTGCACCAACTTCTCCTTGAGCTTTCATTGATACGTGCTCAGATATGTGTGCTTGCAGTGTTGAATACACTTGAGGGTTAATCTGAACCATTCTTGTTGCCATAAAAGCAACGTGAGCTGCCATATGTGCATCGTGATCTTGAGTTGGGAACGCTTTTAATGGTTTCTGATATAATGATTCCATATTCTCGGTTGCCGGATCTTTTGGCATTGGTTTTTCTTGTGGAATAAGTAGTTGATCAATATCTTGGGTCCCTAATGCTTCATATACTCTACGATATGCTTCTCTCAAGTTGTGCATCATAGGATTTGACATAGCAATCTTTAGATTCTCGTTTGCAAGTGTCACTCTTTGGGCCATACTCATGATATTTGGGTCGGCTACTGGAATTACATCTACTCGATCATCAAAATCAGTTTGTTTTACTGCTTGATCGGCACCATATACTGAATATGGGTAGATTGGAGGTAGATATGTTCCAAATACTTTTGATAATAGTCTAAATTCTCTACGCATTGAGTAGTAACAACGCTTGTGTATTGCACTCATGACCCTTGAACCACGTTCTAGAAGCGAAACTGTAGTACCAACAGCTCTATTTTGCATGTCATTACCCGTATCCATGTTAGTTATTGCTGCAAACTTCTGTCCTGCTTGCACAACAAAGCCCATTAATTGGTATAATGTAGCTGATGGTTCTTTAAATGGTAAAATTTGGAACTGATCTTTGATATTTCCGCCTGGTGCATCCACATCTCTGAACTCTCCTGGTTGAAATGGTTGGTCATCGTCTCTAATTCTAATACCTCTAGACTTAAATCCTGCAGGTAAGTTTGATAATGTACCAGCATCTAACAATTGTCTTAGTGCTTGAGTAGCAGTTCTGCTTAATCCACCAATCATGTGTGTTAAACCAAAACCATAAAACCCTAATCCTGGTAAAAATTTAAAATGTACGAAGTATTCTTTTCTTTTTTTAGTCTCATCATTCATATCGTAGTTACGATAGATAGATAATACTTCGCCTGAACCTTCATCAATAGTTACGATGTAAGGAACTTTAACTTGTTTGTCTGGATTTTGCATTTCAAACTCTTCTAAGTTTAAATCGACATGCATTTCAAGAATTTGATATGAGTATTGTTTATCGGTTGAAGGTGTTACTCCTTCTAGTTCTTGGTATTTCTTTTCAATTTCTGTTGGACCTGCTGCAGTTGGTTTTAATTCTACATCTCTATAAAATCCTGCTGCTTGTTTTTTTAAAATTTCGTTCTCACCCATTTTAATAACATGAGTAATTCTTTCGCAATCCATTAAATCAGTTGCGTAATAAGGAACTACTAAATCTTCAGCTGGTATAAATTTAGATACCGCTCTTTGCATTACTTCATCATAATAAACTTTTTTAAATGCAGATCCTGCGAGTGCTAAATAAAATAATAGTTGATCAAATTCTGGAGTGTACTCTTCCATCTCTTCAGTCAACATGTAATTCATAAAATCTTGCACACGTTGTGCTTGATTTACTTTTGCATCATCTTCCACACCAAGGACCCTAGTTCT